AGGGAGAGGATGATTCCGATCAATGGGATGTTGTTGAACTACCTGCTATACTTCCAAGCGGTAAACCTGTTTGGCCAGAGTATTGGGAAATAAAAGAATTAGAAAAAACTAAAGCATCTATACCTGTATCTAATTGGAATGCTCAGTATATGCAGCAACCAACAGCAGAAGAAGGTGCAATTATCAAAAGAGATTGGTGGCAGAATTGGGAAAAAGATGAACCACCAAAAATAAAATATACAATACAGTCTTACGATACAGCTTTTCTTAAAAAAGAATCTGCTGACTTTAGTGCTATTACTACGTGGGGAGTCTTTGAGACAGAGGATAGTGGAGACAATATAATACTATTAGCAGCATTTAAAGACAGGTACGAGTTCCCCGAACTTCGACGCGTGGCTCATGAAGAGTACACATGGTGGAGGCCTGACATGGTTTTAGTCGAGGCCAAGGCATCAGGGATACCGTTAACGTCAGAATTAAGAAAGATCGGAATCCCAGTTGTTAACTTTACACCGAGCCGTGGAAATGATAAACATGTCAGAGTAAATTCAGTTTCTCCGCTTTTTGAGTCTGGAAAAGTCTGGGCCCCGATGCATGAACATTTTGCACAAGAGGTGGTAGAAGAGTGCGCTGCGTTTCCGCATGGAGATCACGATGACTATGTCGACTCCATGACACAAGCGTTAATGAGAATCAGACAGGGTGGTTTAATCAGACACCCAGAGGACAAAGAAGATGAACCAGTTGAGAAAAGACGTATAGAATATTATGGCTAGTAAAGCATTAACAGATGTAGCATTACAACTTTATAAAAGTTTAGGTGGCAATCTTTCCAAGATCCTCGGTACCCGAACCAATGTTAATTTTTTAGGTAAAGGTAAATCTTCAGAACTAATGGTTGATATGGACATCAACACTGAAGCATTAGGCGTATTACCAAAATCAAAAGCAGTAGAAGAATTAGATTCGGCTATGGGTTATTTAACTTCAGGTAAGTTAAACGACATGCAAGCAAATAAACTAATCTCTAACATGCAAAAGATGGATGAGTTTTATAACCCACCTGCAGCTCCAGCAAACATCACGGACATGGCAACAGGGACCAGGAATTTAGATAAAGAAGGTTTGATGTCTTTGAGACAAAAACCATTTTTAGATGAAGCAAGTAATATAGCAAACAGAGATTCCGACGCTATGATAAAAGCAGGATTAGATCCAAGCAATCCTAACGATACAATAAAAGCAATGGAGTCAGGAATTATATCATCAGGTGATGATGTGGTTAGACAACTCGATGATTTACCACCAGGTGATCCTGATTTACCGCCACCAGGAAGTCGTGGTGAACCAGGTGATGTTTCAGCACCTTTTGCGTCTGCAGAAGAAACAATTAAAAATTTAGCAAAAGCTGAAGGGGTTGATGCAGCAGAAACAATATTACCAACAGGTGCAGGACTTGAAGCAATTAAGTCTGTAAAAAATTTAGGTAAGGTCGGTGATGACATCGTAGATAATATTTATGATATGGCTGGTGTTACAAAAAATGCTCAACCAGTAGCTCGTGGTAACGCTAGAGATTTTTTAAATACAATTAAGGATATGGAAGATCCAGACTTTCCAGCAGGTACAACTTTATCAAGTGTTATGGAACCATCAGATTTTAAATTTATGACAGAAGGTGGTGGCGGAATATTTGGTGATCCACTATTACTAGTACAAAAGTATTTTGGACCAAAGGTTGCAGGATCTGTTGCAAAATTAGAAGGCAGAGATCAAATAGAATTGTTTGCTAAAAATTTAGTTAAAATAAAAGATGCAAAAGGTAATTCTATAACTAGTAGATACTTTGATCCTAAGTCTATCAATCCTGATGATTTTAGTTTTGAAGATGGTGGCCGGGTAGGTTACTTCGGTGGTGCTAGAGTTTTAGGTAAGATGGGTTATCAAGCTTTACGTAAGTATGGTATTGAAGCAGAAGACATTACTAGATTGTTTGCAAACCTTGGAGCAGATAAAACTTTACGTGGTAAAGAAAAAACTATGTACTTTCATCAGCTAAACAGAGTGTTAAAAAATCCAGATGACTTTCCAGACGGCATTAAAGAAATACAATTAAGATTAGGTCTTGACCCTATCGGATTTAAAAGTGGTGGTCTAGCCGGCATCCTGGAGGTGTAATGGCTCAAGCTCCATTTTTAAGCACTCAAAAAGAATTTAAAGGAAAATACATTGTAAGAGATTTATTTGCTAAAAACTATAAATCTACGGGAGATGATTTATTTTCTAGAACGCTGACATCTAACAATGGTAGAAATGGTATCTTTGACACAAAAGAAGAAGCGTTAGAAGCAATCGAAGAAAGAAAACTAGAAACAGGTAGGGGGCTTAGTTCAAAAGAAATAAATAAAAAATATTCAAAATATATTAAAGCTGAGGGTTTTAATAAATGGGAAGAGACAGATGATGCGGCTAAGAAAAGAATTAAACAAGCATATAGATACGATAAAGGGTTGGGTTATCAAAAAGTTGGTCGAACAAAAATTAATCCTAAAACTGTTAATCTATTAGAAAAGAAAAAACCAATCAATCCAAGAACAGGACTACCTTATACACAAGAAGAATTTATAAATTTAACACCTGGACAAAAAACAAAACTATCAGCACGATTACGAGGTATAAAAAGAAAAGACGTAAAGTATAAACCAAGACAAGGTTACTATCCTGAAAAAGATACAAACAGATTAATTAACTACATGAAGATTGCTGCAGATCGACAAGAAAAAGCAAACATACCTGTAGAAGAAAGAACATATACAAATGTGTTTGATAAAAATAAAAAATTTGTAGGTGTAAACGATGTTAGACAAAACCAGTTATACACACATGCTGATTATGATTTAAGTAAAACAAATGCTTTAGCAGGAAAAGTAATTACACAACATCCTGATTATGAAGATATGCAAGGTTTTTTTAAAGTTGCAAAAAAATTTAAATACGAATCTCCAGATAAATTATTAGGAAGTTATTTTTCAAAATATGAAAGAGTTCCAACATATAATGAAATATATAATTTTTTTACTACTGATAGAAATGCTTCAATAAAAACTTTTAAAAATAATGCATTAACTTTACAACACCAAGAATTAATTTCTAAAGAACCAACTAAAAATTTTCAATTGTTAACTCAAATAAAAAATACAGAGGCAGCAACAATCATGGGTCGTTTTAATAAAGGTCAGATATCTGTAGAGCTAGCAGATTACCAATTAAAAAAAATAGGGGCAGCTCAAGAAGGATTAGGTATTGCATCAGAAACTATAACTCCTGGTAAAGGACTTGGTGTTGCAAAAAGAGAATCAGTAAAACTATTTAAAGATGCAGTAAAAATAAATCCAAATGTCGTAGAAGATATTACATCTAAATTACAAATAAAATTATTAAAAGCTGTAAAAGCTGCACCAGAGTCATGTGGTGTTATTTTAAGTAAAGCAACAGGTGGTATAGCAAATAGTTGCGCTGAAGCAATTCAAAAAGATCCTGTTGGATCTGCACAAAAACTACAAAATTTAGATGCACAAAGTGGACCACTTGCAAAAGTAAAAAACGCAGCAATAGGATTTTTAAAATCAGGTGGTGTAAGAACATTTGGTATTGCTGGTGCAGCAGGAGCAGTTGGAGCAGCACTTGTAAAAGAATTTAGAAACGACGATCCAACAACTTATCTATCAAATGAAGATCAGCAAAAAAGTATGTTAGTTGATATGGCAACACAGCCTATTACAACAGACTTTGATAGACCAGCTATTTTAGATTATCAATTACCAGCTATGGGTGCAACGATTGCAGGTACTACAGCATTGTCAGCACCATCAACAATCAAAGCAAGTAGATCAAGAGGACTTGGTGTTGAGAAAAAAGGTTTGACTAGAACTGCAGGAAGAGTTTTAGGTAGAGGACTTGGTGTTGCAGCATCACCAGGATTACTAGCTCCATTTGCAGCAGCCGATATTGCAAGTCAAATTTCAGAAGGAGATTCAGCTGTAGATATTGCAACAGATCCATTAAACTATGTTGCTCCAATATTTGCAGAACAGACACCAAAGTTAACAAGAGGAATGAACCCATTATTTAGAAAAGCAGCTAGCTTAGGTTTAGGTAAGGCAGCTTTACGAGGTTTATCTAGAGCAGGTATTGGTGGACTTGCACTTTCCCTTGGTATACAAGGTTATAATTTATTGGACGACTAATGGTAAAATTAATTCCAGGCGGTGGACCACCACCAAAAAGCGGACCTAATCCACAGGGGTTGAATGTGCCCGGAAAAAAGATTATAGTGGTAACGAACTCGGAGAAAAAAACAAATGTCAATAATGGACAAGGCGCTACAAAACGTAGTAGAGCAAAAAGTAACAACGCCTAGCGACGAAGAAGTTGCAATAGCAGAAGAGCAAGTAGCAGAATCACAAGGTGGTGAAGGCGTAGAAGTTCAAGAAAACGAAGATGGCTCAGTAGATATAAACTTTGAACCAAACAAAGTTAATCAGCCGGGAACAGAATCACACTTTGATAATCTAGCAGATTTATTACCAGAAGATATTTTAGGAGCATTAGGCTCAGAGTTATATGGCAATTACATGAACTACAAATCTTCCAGAAAAGAATGGGAAGATAGTTATACAAAAGGTTTAGACCTTTTAGGATTTAAATACGAAGACAGAACACAACCCTTCGCTGGTGCATCAGGTGTAACTCACCCAGTGCTAGGTGAAGCGGTAACACAATTTCAGGCACAAGCTTACAAAGAATTACTTCCAGCTAGAGGTCCAGTACACACTCAAATTTTGGGTGTAGTCAATCGACAAAAAGAGGACCAAGCTAGTAGAGTAAAAAACTTCATGAACTATCAGCTCATGAACAAGATGAAAGAGTATGAACCCGAGTTCGATCAGATGCTTTTTTATCTCCCTCTTAGCGGCTCTGCCTTCAAGAAAGTTTATTTCGATGAACTTATGGACAGAGCCGTGTCCAAATTTGTACCATCAGATGATTTGATAGTTCCATACACTGCTACATCTTTAGAAGATGCAGAAGCAGTTGTGCATAGATTAAAAATGTCAGAAAATGATTTAAGAAAAAAACAAGTATCAGGTTTTTATAGAGACATAGAAATCCAACCTGGATACACACAAGATACAGAAATTGAAAAGAAAGAACTTGAGATAGAAGGTGTTAGAAAAGCTAAAGATGAAAATGATTTTACAATTTTAGAATATCACACTGATTTAGATCTAGAAGGTTTTGAAGATAAAGATCCGGAAACAGGTGAAGCAACAGGAATTAAACTTCCATACATTGTAACACTAGATCAAGGTAGTAAAGAAATTTTATCTATTAGAAGAAACTACAAAGTTGAAGATCCATTAAGAAAAAAAATAGATCACTTTGTTCATTTTAAATTTTTACCTGGTCTAGGTTTCTATGGCTTTGGTTTAATACACATGATCGGTGGTTTATCTAAAACTGCTACAGCTACATTAAGATCTTTGATTGATGCAGGAACTTTTTCAAATATGCCTGCAGGTTTCAAACAAAGAGGAATTAGATTAAGAGACGAAGCTGAGTCTATTAAACCGGGTGAGTTTAGAGATGTTGATGCTCCTGGTGGAAACATCAGAGATGCATTTATGCCTTTACCATTTAAAGAACCATCACAAACATTATTACAATTAATGGGTGTTGTAGTTCAAGCAGGTCAAAGATTTGCAGCTATTGCAGATATGCAAGTTGGAGATTCAAACCAAGCAGCAGCGGTTGGAACTACTATTGCATTATTAGAACGTGGATCACGTGTAATGTCAGCGATACACAAAAGATTATATGCTGCAATGAAACAAGAATTTAAATTACTATCAACTATCTTCAGTCAATACTTACCACCAGAATATCCTTACGATGTTGTTGGTGCACAAAGAACAATTAAACAAACTGACTTTGATGATAAGATTGATATTATACCAGTTGCAGATCCAAACATATTTTCACAATCACAAAGAATTAGTTTAGCACAAACAGAACTACAACTTGCGATGTCTAATCCACAGATACACAACATGTATGAAGCATACAGAGATATGTACGAAGCAATCGGTGTAAAAAATATTGATCAAATATTACCACCACCTCAACAACCTATGCCAATGGACCCAGC